ATTACTTGTACATCATCTGCCCCGCCAATGTACTGCTTAAATGATAAGAGTCTTCCGCTCATTGATATTCTCCTGTTGGATTATGCAATAATTAAGTGTTCTTAATTATCTCAAGTATATTTATCTAAAGTTAGCCACTATGCCCGTTTAAGTAAGGGTTTATAATGACTTGATTATATCCTCTGCCATTTGTGGATATTCTACATATTTGATTAACATTTGCAGATGCATTAGAATCTGTACCTACACCTAATATTGTACCATCTCCAGCAACTCCTATTGCAGTCCAAAAAGTTCCTCCGCCAGCATTTGTACCTACACCTGTGTCTAAATAAGTTAATTGTTGATAAGTTGGACTTGTGGGTGTTGTATCAATCATTAATAAGTCGTTACCTGCACCTGTTGTGCCTGTTCCAAATTGTAATGCATATATGTTTCCGTCTAACCCTAATTTTGCATCAATATAAGTGTTTGCTTCTGTAATAACTGCGTTAGCAACGTTTGAAACAGCATCAAACACCATAATTCCATTAGCATCTGCTGGTAAGAAATATATGTGTTCATCTACACCCAAACATGCTGTACCAAAATAGTGGTCATTTGATGTTGTGTCAGCAAATAATGTTGAAGCACCACTTGGCACATAATCACTTGTTACATTACTTAATGGATCATATTCTTGGAAAGTAAAGTATCCAGAATTAGCACCAGCATAGTATATGTTACCTGTGCGAGGATGTTCTGCAATAGCAACACTAAATGAACCCGAGGGACCTGTACTTAATTTCATACTTGTATGTACCATGTTTGCAACTTCTACACCAAAAGGATTATTTTGGTCATCTGCTATATTACACATGGTTGCTAAGTCGCCACTTGATGCGCCTCCAGTTCTAACAAAAATTACATTACCTGATGATTGACTGAGTATTGCTCTATCATACAAAAGACTTGTAAAAACGCCAGCAGGGTCTCTGTTAAGACGAGGGCCATCAGATACAGTTACAGTTGAAGTGCTACTGGTTATATCTGTCATAGTGGGGAATGTTGCCGTTTCATTGAAATGCAATACTTTATTTTCGTCAGGATGTAATATTGATGACATAGCACTAATGTGACCAAAGGTGTTAGACCCTGCACCTGTTAGTGCTGTGATATTACTTGTAGTGGTATCATAAACAAATAATTTATTCAATGCGGCACTATCACTACTATGACCTGTGTCTAAACCTATTGTAATATACACATTTCCGTTAGGAACAGTTGTCATTGTAGCCTTTTCATATCCATTAGGTGAATTTACCACGTTACCATTAACTGTTGTTGGTATTGCACTTTCTGTTGTTAAAGTTACTGTGGTTCCTGTAGCAGTGGGTTCAAAGTTATCCACAAAGTCATAAAACACATTTGCATTGGGCAAAGCAGGCCAACCAGGATATCCCACAAAGTCACCTGTACCTACTCCTGCTTGTCTATTTCTAAAAAATTTACTACTTCCTATAGGCATGTGTTTACTCCGGCTCAGTGGGCCAAACAACATCTGTTCTGCTGGTCCAACTGCTTAAATTATTAGTTAAATCTCTTAATTGTGTTCTATATGTTTGCCATTCTGCTTTTTTACTGTCACTTAAAGGTGAATCAGCACCTTGTGTCCAATCACATGCAGTTAATTTTATATTTCTTCTCAATCTTAACCAATCTGCTAAAGGCGTAGTGTTATCTACTGCTTCTACTGTTGTGGTATCTAAATTTATTTTGAAATCAGTTGTATTTGCAACTTCACCATTAATATATGCTAAGTTAGGTGCTTTTGCTAAATTTTTATCCAACATATGATCAGGAATATTTCTACAACTTACAATTTTTCCTGTTTGTGAATTATAAATTATCCTTTTCATTATTTTTCGCCCTTTGTAATCCTTTTTATCTGATAACTCATGTTATCAAATTTTCTTGGAGCACTTCCAAGTGATTGTGCATCACTGAATCCTTCTAATACAACATTTGCACTTACAGGTTTGAAATCACTTGGTAAATTGTATGTATTTGCTGTAGGATCAGTACTGAATGTTGTAAAGGATGCCATTATACCTGTAGGAGTTGTAAATCCTTCATGTATCATACCTCCACCACCAATAACATGTGTACTTGTTGTGGTTGCATTTGCAAAAGTTATATTACCATTACTTTTAAATCCTGCATCAAAGCCAGCCGATAAATTACTACCACCATGGTCTGCAAATGCATTAAATGTAAAGTCGCCTATATCAACACCTCTGATATCATATTCTGCAGGTGTAGTTAATTCAACAAATGTTTGTGTACCAGGGTCTTGTGGAATAACACCACTATCTAAACCTTGATCTTCTATTTGTGCACCTGCACCAAATGTTTGCATTGTGTCTTTTACAATAACATTACCAAATACATCACCTGGAAGTGCTGTAATATTACCATATTGTTGATTATATAAAGGTCCTATAAATATTGGTCCAATAACTGGTAATTTAGGTATATCTATATTTGCTGGAGGTGTTGTTTCTGTAACAGTTGTTTCCACATAATAACCATCACTGTATTCAATTGCACTGATTTGTGCTGTAACCATACCTGTATCATCTTGTTGTTCTGTGACTCTCATAACGCGGAATAACTTGTCTGTCCAACCATATAAATCGTTTGTAACTTTAATTACATCTCCTACATCACTTTGTATTCCGCTGAAGTCACTTACAAATTGTATAACTGTACCTACTCTACTTTGGTTAAGATCAATGTTTGCAAGACGTTCTGCTCTCATATTATCATTAATCATATCCAATTTGTAATTTAAAATGTTATCAGGTTCATTAGGATTCCTGTCACTACCTGGTGTTTCAACTAATACAGTATTTGTTTGGTCTTTTCTGGTGTTATCTGCAAATTCTACTTCAACACCATTATATAATGCATATAATTCTGTTGAACTAATATCTATTTTACTAACAATATTGTCATCATTATATACTAAACAATTGGCCTTTTCTGCTGTACTTAATTCTCTGTTTGGTATTGCTTTAAATTTACCTTCTTTAACATTAAATGAAAAGAATGTGCCGGCCGCTTGACAAATTTTATCTATGTTTGTTGCACAAGGATCAAATGTACTTAACATGCCATTAATCTCATATCTGTCATGTGTTGTACTAACATTACCAAACGTTCTATATGTTACTTGTTCTGCACTATACCCTTTCATTGCTGTATTGGCTGTGCCTGTAATACTTGTAACATCTATTTGATCGTTTGACAATCCGGCGCCATATCTTGAGGAGGTCAAGTAATCATATAACACATCACCTGGATTACTTAATGTGTTTTTCATTTTGAATGTCATTTGTGGCAATCCTGTTAAACCATTTTCTGCATCATAATCTATTTGCATAACTGCAAACACCATTGCATTTGCTGTATGGTTTACTCCCCAATGAGGCACAATGGCAGATGCGGCTGTTGAACTACCTGTTCCTGATGCCGGAAATATGACATCACTACCACTACTACCACCTTGATATATGTTTACTCTTACATTTCCTGCATATGTAGTTGCTGTACTTTGGTTAGGGTCTATATGACTTACAACAGTATTACCAGAAAATACCAATTGGGTATCGTTCATAAATATTTGACTACAACTAAACGTTCCTGTTTGTGTTTCCTCTGATAATGCAATACAATAAGTCATTGTTTTGTTTTCATTACTAATAGCGGCATCAAATATAGGGCCACTTGTGAACACGTTACCGTATAATATGGGCAATTTGTTGTCTGTTGCGGGAGGTAACTGTATGGTTACACCTGGATCTCTGCCCTGATCCATTGAAGGTGGTTTGAACACACCCAATGCTCTTGCAGTACCATATGCAAGTCCGCCTGCAATGATTGACGTTGCAATAGTGGCTAAAACACCTGTTATTCCTATTGCTCCTACGATTGCTGTTGCTATTGCTGTAAATACTGCCACTGTTTACCCCCTAAATGCCCAATTATAGTCTATGGCTTCCCAACCTCTTTCTTCTAATTTTAAATCTGGTGTAGTTGCTAAAGTTGTAAGTGTAAATGTTGATATATGTCCTAAGTCTTTGGCTTCTATACCAATTGCAATATATCTGTTAAGTAATCTTGCACCTGCACTTGAACCTCTGTATTCGTCCTCTACCCACCATGCAACTTCTGTCATACGTTTGACATGAGGTAACCATAAATCTCCCTGTATGGTTGCGAGAAGCATTCCTACGACCCTATCATTGTGTTCCACAACAAGTGCAACACCTGTTTTTAGTATATGATCAATAACTTTGTTTACATGTACAAAATCATACTTAGGAGCATGTAAATCTTCAATAGGATTGAAGTTGGCAAAGTCTATCATTAAACGTTTGATATCTGAATAATCTTTTACTTGTGCATTTCTTACTTTCATATTACCTCATTTCAGATCTTTGACGTCTTCGGCCGCCACCTCCGCCGCCTCCGCCGCCGCCATATCCATAACCTTGATATTCTTTACCAAAGTCAAAAGATATATTGTACAACTGAGGTACACGATCAAATACAGCATCTGACGGAAATAATCTGTCTCTGTCATCTGGATTAGTACGTTGTCCATTAATTTTGTTTTCTAAAATTGCATTTATACTTGCACATGTTACTGTAACACTATTTGTTAGTGTACTTCCTGGTGTAAAGTCCTCTTGTATTGCAAAGTTAGTGATAACACCTTGGAAACGTTTATACACTTGTGAAGTATCTAATTCATGCGTAGTTGTATCATAAAAGCCTCTGTAAACACTTATATTACCGCCTTTAACTGGCGTTGTAAGTATAAGACTTAGATAATTTTGTTCAGAAGGTATTCCACTTAATGTGAGACTTATATCACCATTTGTTGTTCTGATGTCTTCTTGAAATTCACTTACTTGTAAAAAGGAACCTAATTCAGTATATGTATTTGAATTATATGTAACAGGTTTATAAGCACCACTAATATAATATGTTGTGCCATCCAGTGTTAAATCCACAAGCAAACAACTGCTTATGTGGTCCTGTTGTACTGGTGTTATTGTGGTTGCCATTAAGTTATCACCTCAACTAATTCAAAATTACTGCTGAATGCTATTCTGTCATGTGGTACAACTGAATATTTGGGTAGATTTGTAATTTTTACTTGCCATCTTACATCATTACCAACTTTTATACCACCACTTGTAAGTGCAACACCACTTTGTGACAGTACAGGTCTATGTACTGGTATAGTTATGTTAGCACCTGTACTAAATGTTACGTCACTTGTTACTTGATATGGATATCTATATGTATCTGTGTTGCCTTTGGGTTGAATATAATCGCCTTTTTTAAATAAATTACCACTACCTGTAGCACTACTGCAATTTATGTACAATTCACTACCATTACTGCCCACCATAGTAATATTATTAATTTGTGCACCTGTTATATTACCCTGATATTCAGTAAGGTAGTTCATACTGCTGTTATTGTTTAAAGTTATGTTTGCTTCTGTTGTAGTACCTGTAGAGTAAATGTCCTGTAGTACACCTCTGTTGGTACTGTAAGTAAGACCCTCATGCATACCCACAGTAAAAGAATAAACATTTACGTTTCTATCTGCTGTTTTATAGTGTCCACTACGTGATAATGTACTACCAGATATTTCTCTGATATCTGTTTCTACAAATGTTGCGTTATCTATAATTGTTTGTAGACTCATTGTTTATCTCCTATCCTGCTGGTGTTCTACGAGCGCCTGCTCTACTTACGTTAAATATGAATTCTGGGTCTCTTGCTACAAGTTGTTGGAAAGAAGGTGCGTCAACAGCCTGTATGTTATATGTAACATTCTGTCCACCGCCAAATCCACCGTTAGGCATAATTGTTCCTGCTCCTGCTGGTACAAATAGTTCTGGTCCTCTTTCTCCTACTACGTAGGGTCTCTGACCCATTACAGGGCCTCCAGAGGCCTTACCAGGTAATCTAATTATATTACCTCCTGTACCAAAACCAAATCCAAATGGTCCTAATATAGCACCCAATATTGGTTGTATAACTGCAAGTCTAAAGACATCTGCTATAATTTGGTCAATTACTGTTGCAAAGAACTTTTTAAATGAACCACTTGCACTTTCACCTTCTCTGAATGCTTGAACAAGATCCTCACTTAATGTTTTTTGTGCTGAACCCAATGTGTCTAAGAATGAATTCAATCCTTCATTTTGTGCAAATTGTTCATCAAGTGTAGCAAGTAAATCTCTAAATTCTTCAATACCAATTTGTCCTGTTTTAAATAATTCATTTAATCTTTCTACAAATGCATTATATTCTTCTATAGTGCCTTTTGATAAATCTAAATCTTCTCTGAATTGTTGTATTGCTGTTTTAACTGTTTCTATTGCATCAGATGTTTCTTCTGAATTACCAATAATGATTTTAAATGATTCGTCTATATTTTTAGCACCTTCTTTAACAGAATCTCCAGCCGCTTTAATTTCTTGTGCACCTTGTCCAACATCAGCAAAGAATTCTCTTACTGCTTCTACTTTATCAAAATCTACTCCTGCAAATTCTAATCCTTTAGTTATTCCTAACCCTATTGATTCTAAAACATCTCCTATTGCTCCTATAGTATCAAAACGTCCACCAATAGTAATAATAGTTAAAAAGCCGTTTTTCAATGCTTCCAAAAGATCTAAAACAAAAGCACCGCCTATAGCAACTGATTGGAAAGAATTAACTAAATTTGTACCTAATTGCTGTGCAAATTCATCTACACGATCTCTGTTATCTCTAAACAGTTCTACAATTTCCAATAAGAATGCTTTGAAAAATGGTGATATTGTGTTACCAACTTCTCTGTTGAATAATGTAAGAGCATCTCCTGCCTGTGATGTAGCACCACTGAATGTTGTGTTTAATGTTTGTGCGGCTCCTTGTATAGTACCACCAAATTCTTTAATTTTTCTTATTGTTTCATCAACACTTACACTTACACCTGCTTCAAATCCAGCCGCCGCTAAAACACCTTTTTCTCTGAATACATCTGCCGCTCCAGCACCTGCACTAAAGGCTCTTTGCAATGAACTTGCCGCTTGATCAAAAGGAATACCAAAGTTAGCACTGATATCAGCCGCTAAATTTATATTTTCTCTTAATTCACCTAAGTCTTTACTAATTGTGGCTAATACTGGTGTGGCACCTGCTAAATCTTCAAAAGCAAAAGGTAATTTTTCTGCTTCTTTGGTAATCATTTCCAATGCAAATGCACCTGCTTCTGCACTACCTGTTAAGTTCTGTAATGTTATTTGAATGTCTTCAAATTGTGCGGCTACTCCTAAAGCACTACGCATTTGTGCAAATATGGCTACAAGACTTCCTAAAACACCTACTGCAAGTGCGGCCTGTGCCGCCATAAATACAAGTCTTCCTGCAAATTTACCTATACTGGCAATACCTCTTCCTACACTTTTACCTAAATTGCCCATTGTGTGACCTAAATCACCTACCATAGGCCTACTGTTATCTATTTCTGTAAAGAACTTATTGAATACTTTGCTTGTGTCTCCTGTATCTTTACCCACCTGTAAAATTTGTGCACCACTTTGGTTAACACTTGTGCCAAACCTCTTTAAAGCAAGTGTACCTACACCAACTGTAGCGGCAATAGGAGCCAGAGATGCCGTTGCTGTTGCACCAAATTGAGTGAATGCTCTGGTACCAGTACCTGCTGTTTTGTTTAATGTTTTTAAACGATTATTTGCTCTGTTTATACCTCGTATAAAATCTCTATCGTTTAACTTTAAGGTTACTTCAATACTTTTAGCCATATTACCTACCTATTCTACGCAATTCTTTATCAATAATGTTATCGATTTCGTCTAATGTAGGTTCAGTCATGCCTTTTGGTGCTTGTTTACTCCAACCTTCATCTAACCTACCTGCGTACGGATATCCGCTTTTAATTTGTTTGTTACGCAATTTTGTTTTGTTTCTGGCATTTCCGCTTCTTACAGGTGTTTCATTTTTATAAAATCTAAATGCATCTTTCATTACTGATTTAGGCATTTTTTCTAAATCATTAAACATGCTTTCAACTTGTTGTGTATTCACCTTAATTTTAAACATTACTTCCTTACCTTATCCATAATTGCTTGTAATTCGTCCTGATCATACATACTATGATCTACTTTTTTATTTTGCTTGTCGTGTTGCAATTTTTCCCATGATACTGCAACATCAAAAACCATTATATCAAAAGAATCCGCATCACATAATAATTTACTGGGTAAAGTACCATATCTTTGTGCTATAGTATCTAACATTAATAAAACGTTAGTGCTACTTGACTTCTCATCTATGCGATGCGAAGTTACTTTCCCAAATGTTCGCCTATTAACTTCATTGCTTCTGTCATAACATCTATTGGCAATGATAATTCTTCTGTCATTACAGGATTACCTTCTTCGTTACGAATAATATCTTTCAATATATTGATATATTCACCCACGTTATCTTCTTGAACGTCTGCTAATTTTGTGAAAATATCTAATGGTTGTCTGTCGTAGACGTAGAAATCTAATTCATCACCGTATTTTTCTACCAGTGTTTCATTAGTAATTGTAATTTTTTGTAATTGTGGTTTTTTTGCTAATTCGCTTAACTTCATATCTTTATTCCTTTATATCTCTTCTTTTTAAATTGTGTAATGCACTTAAACAAAATGCAATACGTTTTTGTGCTTTATTGACATCGCCAACAGCACAATTAAGTTCATTCTGAGCCTTCGCTATCTCCGTTTCCATGCTCTTCAGCACTTCCTTCGTCTGATGTTTGTCCCATATCTCCATGATCTTCTTCCTTTATATCTGTATGTGTATTTATGTCTTTTTTGTGACCGGGTAATTCAATACCATGTTTTTTTGCATACTCAAATACATCATGCATTTCACCATTTTGATAAAATTTATAATCCGCTGGACCAGAATAATTGCCTTCTGCATCAAAGTATCTATGTATTTTTGCTATTTTCATAATATTCCTTAAAGTGACACCCCCAAATAATTGAGGGTGTCATGTTTATTACTAAACGGTTTACGTTATCTTAACAATTAAACAGTTGTAGTTGTTATATCACCATTAACGATGATTTCCATTGGCGAAATCCATACTGCTTGTTCAATACTTGCAGTTGGTGCCAATCCACCTATAAATCCTTTACCGCTCATGTAATAGTCTCCGCCTGTGTCTCCTTCAAACGCAACACTGAAGAATACTTCAGTCTTAGTGTTTGATGTTGACCATATTCCTGCAGTTCTAACGGTATTATTACTAACTCCGCTATCACCAAAGAATGCCGCTTCGTCTACTAACATGTTAAGAGAAACACTATTCTCCATAACTGTTGTAAAGGCTGAGGAAGCAGTAGAATCCAATGTTGAATATCTAACTGTTCCTGGTGTTGTATTAACTGTGATGTCTTGCACTAAAGGAATAACGAAACCTGCCGCATTTCCTGGTTGTGCAATAGTCGAACTGTTTCCTAACGTGAGGATTGCCTGTGAACCGCTTGTTACATTAATTACTGCCATTTTATTCTCCTATATGGTTGTAAAATTATACTCGAAAGTATATGTTATCACATCATCTGCTATTGCAGTATCATATGACTTTGATACATCTACTGTATTACTAATCACATCTCCTGCTAAAAGTAGATTTGCAACAACGGTATCAATATCGCTGAATTGTTCTTTAGCATCTGTACTTAGATAAGCATTAATAGTAGTAGTTGTACTCTCAATGTTTCCACTATCAAGTGTAGCATAAAGTGTTTCCTTCTCTATTTGTTGCTCATCCACATAGACGGTATTCATATTATTAACATAAAGTGGGTTACCGCCCTGTACGAACGGTAACTCATTGTTTATACTAATATTGCTGTGTGAGGCAAGATTAGTTGTAATTTGTGTAATTAAATCGCTTCTAACACTCATTATCTAACCTGTACTACACTACTGCGGCTTCTTGTACGCCTTGTTCTCTGTAAAGTTACAGATTTTTCGCTGTCTTCCACAGTACCATCATTATCTGCATCATACCAATCTGCAATTGCCAATAATTCATTAAAGATATCATTGAATTTGTTGTCATAGTATGAAATTTTTGCAACTCCTGGGTCTTCGTCATTACCAAAGTCTGCTATAAGCGGAAATAGGTATTGAGCAAAGCAATAATAAACACACATGTCTGTAAATTGTTGACGTCTACTTAATGTATTACCTGGATCAATAAGATTAGGGTTTACATTAGGTCGATTATTTGGGTCAAACGAATTACCAACATAATAGTTGTATGATTGCCACCAGTTACTTGCTTTAATTTTTAACAGAATACGTTGGGTACTCTTTTTCAACATATCTTCCACAAATTCTGTAGTATCCAAAAAGCCTGACTCAGCAGGAATCTTTAGATTATTTGCTTCAAATATACGTTGATCCTTTTGCACAACGTCCGTGAACTCTGCAAAGGATAATACGTTACCGCCACCGTCTGTTATAAATGCCATAGTTAATCCTCTATTAAGATGCGTCTGGTAAGTTGTTACTTCTGTAAAGAGAAGCACCTGCGGCAATTGCCACTGCGGCATTTCTCAATGCATTGTTACCAAGATCGGATAGTGAACTAATTGTAGTTCCACCAACACCAGCAATTTGCTGATTGATAGAAAGTTCAAATCCTGGATCAATTAAACCAATATACATTCCGTCTGCGCCTACTGGAGCATTTACGGCTCTAAGGTTAGCAACTGATTTTGCGATTGCTTCAATATTTGCTTTTGAAGCCGCAACACCAAATTGGTTACCACTTAAAGATGCTGATCTAATTTTTCTTCCAAAAGTACTTCTTAGTGCTGTAAAGCCATTTCTGACTGTTGCTCTA